TTAGGTATTTATCTACCTAAAAATGGTAGCAACATAAAGTATTATAGTGTTATATTGATCGTAACCAAAGATCAAAGAGTTATAAATTACTTTAATATATTACCGATTTTAGGTATTCTTCTACCTACCGCCCCGACCTCCTCCGAGGCCGGGGCTTTTTTTTCACCCCACTTTTCACCACACTTTCACCCAACCCACACTACCGGTAGAGTTTTTCGCGCCCAACACCCTTGCTGTAGTCTTGTCGGACTATATCCCGGCTTAATTATCGGATAGATTGTGCAATAATCGCTACAACGTGCGCGGAAGGTGCATCTATGGGACGCATGACCAAGGAAGAAATCATTGAAGAGGCGGAGCGGCTGAAGAAGAAGCATCCGGAATTGCAGGTGAAGGATACCAGCAAGCGGCTGACGTATCTCTCGGAAGAACAGCGCATGGCGCGGGATCTCTACGTCAATCAGGGCGTGCCGACCCACAAGGAGATCGCCGAGCGCGTCGGTGTGCATCCCAGCACCGTCTCCCGGTGGATCAGTGACTACGGCTGGAAGGAAGAACGCGCTCGGGCGCAACGGTCGCCGGAACGGATCGCGGAAAAATTGCAGATGCTCTTGGATACGGAACTGGACCGCATGGATACCAAGCCCGGCGGCATCGACAGCAGCGACGTGGACAAGCTAAGCAAGATTGTGGCGGCGCTTCAGCGGATTATGCCCAACAAGCGGATGTACGGCTCGATCCTCGCTGCCATCGAGGACTGGATGGAGTTCCTGGCGATTCATGATCCGGATCTCCGGCAGCGGTCCCTGGAATATCTCCCGGCCTTCGGGAAAGAGATCGCGGACAAGTATGATTACTAATGCGAAACAGCCAATTAGTCACCCTGATCTTGTCGCTCCGGAAGGAGTCTCTGGTGAGAAAGGGTGGCAGACTCGATGCCATGAGAATATATCCCACTTCCCTTGCATTTCGACAGGCTCAATGTGACGGGAAGTGTTACGCGGAATAATTATGCCAGACAAACTCACTAAAAAACAGTTCGAGCGGGAGATGCAGCAGCTGGCGCAGCGCGTCAGTAATCTCAACCCCCTGCCGGAAACCGGCAAGCAACGCCGCCTGAAAAAGGCAGCGAAGGACAAGGAGTTCTTCGCCCGCACGTATTTCCCGGACTATGTCACCCACGGGTTCACCGGTGATCACCGGGAGATTTTCTCCCTGACAGACGACACCGAACAGCCGCAGGCCATCCTCGGCTATCGCGGGCTGGGGAAATCCGTGATCGCCAGCCTCATCGACCCGGCGCACAAGATCCTGTTCAAGAAAAAGCGTTTTCTGCTGTTCATCTCGGAGACATCCAGCAAGGCGACCGAGGAGTTCGTCGGGCCGCTCCGGGTGCAACTGGAGAGTAACGCCCGCATCATGCAGGACTTCGGCAGCCTCACCACGCATGGCATGTGGGAGTGGGACGATTTCACAACGTCCACCAACGTCCGCGTGAAAGCCATGTCCTGGCGGCAGTCCCCCCGGTCCCTCCGCAATGGCCCGCACCGCCCTGACCACGAGATATTCGAAGATATCGAGAACCCGCGCCAGGGCGATTCTCCCAAGATTATGAAGCGGAAAACGAAAGCCATTCTGGAGGACTTCATCGGCGCGGCGGAACTCACGGATTTCACGGCGTTGTACGTCGGCAATTATACCCGCAAGCCGTCCGTCACGCACAACATCGTCACCAGCGACGAGTTCCAGGAACATATCTATCCCTTGCTGAACGAATTTCCGATCACCGAAAACACCCGGTCCCGCTGGCCGGAAAAATTCCCGATGCCCACGGTGAAGAAAATTCTCCGAAAACTGGGGACGGTGGGCTTTTCCAAGGAGATGATGCAGCGGCCGGAGTCCGACAGCGGCGTCATCAAGGAGGAGTGGATCCGGTACTACCATCCCAGCGAAATCGCGAATCGCGATCTGCGAATTTTCATTTACGGCGATCCCCGGAAAGCCGGTGGCACCGGTGGGGACGGCTCCGACGATGCGGTGATTGTGCTGGGCGTGGACCCGAATGATCTCATCATGTATGTACTGTACGCCTTCATCCGGAAGTCCAGCGATCTCGGAATGCTCCGGCAGATCCACAATCAATATGAACTGTTCCCGAAAGCTAAACCCGGCATCGAAACCAACGTGGCGGGCCGCTACCTCCAGAATGCCATCGATATGGTCGCCAAGGAACGCGGATACCGGCTTTCGTGGACGCTCGTACACCAGCGCCTGAACAAGGAAGACCGGATCAGCCGGCTGGGGCCGTTCATCGAGCGGGCAGAAATCCGCTTTCGGAAGGGCCACTCGGATCAGGATCGGCTGGTGCAGCAACTGGTGGACACGCCGGACTGGCCGGACGGCAACGATGGCGCGGATGCGTTGGAGGGTGCGGTTACCATGCACGAGCAGGGCCGGTCGGCGGTCGTTGAATCTGAACTCTATTGAGGTGAATTATGAGGCCAAAAAAGAACACAGTCGAATCCGAAATCATCCAGGTGGATATGAATTCCACCGTGCCGTTCGCCAAGGCGGACGAGTCCCAGCAGATACAGGAAACCGCCTGGGGCGAGTATGCGATCCAGCCCCGATACAACTGGGAAAAACTCATTTCCTACGGCGAACTGAACGTGACCCATCGGACGTGCCTGGACATCCGCACCGCCGTCACCGTGGGACTGGGCTGGGAGTTGGTGACTGCCGATGAGGACAAGCAGCCGGACGCCGATCACGAACGCATCACCGAATTTTTCAACCTGGAGGGCTTCCCGGAAATGGGCTTTCAGGGAGCCATCGACCGGTTCTATTTCGACCATCTGAGCATCGGCAACAGTTTCCTCGAACATGCGCTGGCGCGGAGCGAGCAGTATCCCGGCACCTATTACCATGCGCCGGGCTACACCATGCGACGGATGCAGCCGAAGAAGGTCAACCAGTATTCCAGTTACGGCGGCTACCGCCAGATTCGCGGATCGAAAACCCGCAATTTCCGGTATCCCGGCGAAGGCGATTACGATCACAACGAGATCCATCATTATATGAACTACGATCCGAAATCTTCCTACTACGGCGTGCCCTACTGGGTAGCAGCCATCGGGGATATCGCGCTGGACCGGTCGGCGGTGGAATTCAACATCAACATGTTCCAGAACGAAATGACCGGCAAGATCATCCTCACCGTCACCGGCGGACAGTTCGGCGAAAAAACGAAGGAAAACATCCGGCAGTTCGCCACGAACAACTTGCAGGGCGTCTCCAACGCCGGGCGGACGCTCCTCCTGGAAATCCAGCAGGAAGGCGCTTCCGTCAACGTCGAGCACCTCTGGAAAGAAATTGCGAAAAACAAGGATCTCAGTTTTTCCGAGGGCCGGAAAGATACCAGGGACGCTATTCTCCGCAGCCACAAGGTCCCGCCGAGGCTGGCTGGTGTGATGTCAGCCGCACAACTGGGCGGCACCGGCGAGGTAGAGGGACAGCTCCAGATATTCAAGGAAGTCCACATCGAGCCGGAGCAACAGCGGCTGGAGTACTGGATCAACGGAATAGTCTTTCCGCAGATATTCGAGGACACGAAATGGCAGCTCCGGTTCACCCGGATGGATATCGAAGACTGGGCGAAGGAAGCCAACGCCTGGACGGGACTGGTCTCCTCCGGCATCGCCGATATGGACCAGGCGCAGGAGGCGCTCAACATCGCCGTGGAAAAATCCAACGGCGCCATGAAACAGGCGGGCGATACCCTGACGCTGCGAGGCTCCGAGGGCATTTTCCATTTTCTGAAAGCCCTGAACGACCACCTGGACGGCTGAGATGTGCCGAACCGCCACCAATGACACTCTCTATGACATCCTCGCCCGGAACGAGTACGACCGGCTCCGGGAACGCATCGGCCTAAAAAAAGCCGATCCCCAGGAAGAAATTACTCGGGACCTTCAGGACACCCTGCTCACCACCTGGGACGCCGAATACAAGGACGCCATCAACGATGCCATCCGGGAACTGAGTGACGGACTGGGCACCCTCACCGATACCGAAATTGAGACCGCTATCAAGTCACTGGAGCAACGACTCGGTCCCGGCATCCTGGACAGCCTGAAGAACCCGCTATATGAAGCCCACCTCGCCAGCTATGAGCTGGGACAGTCCACGGTGCTCGGCACCGATTTTTCGTTCAACCTCATCGATGAAAACGCCATCGCCACCCTCCACGAGCATAACATCTACTGGGTGCGGAATCACTGGAATAACAACCTCGGCGATGACGTGGCGAAGATCGGCGAGCAGGTGCTCCGGGAAGGGCTGGCGCGGAAGGAAGCCGGAGAACTGTTCGCGAAAGATCTCGGCGAGCGGTTCCAGACCCTCGGCACCCGCTACTGGGAAGGCTATGCCAACCACCTGACCACCTGCTCCCGGGAAATCAGCAACACCTCCGCGTATGAAAAAGCCGGCGCCACCATCATCGAGATTG